ACGGTAAAAGAGTGAAGCAAAGAGTTGAATACTCTCCTTCACTTTTTGTGCCATCCAAGCGTGTCACAAATTTCACCAATCTAGAAGGTGATTATCTCGACCAGAAAATCTTTGGTACTATCCGTGAAGCTAGAGATTACGTCAAGCAATTTGATGGTGTTTCTAATGGTCATAAAATCTATGGTAATACCCGATATGAGTATGCTTATATTGCAGACCAAAACAAAGGTATGATTGAATGGGATTATTCTAAAATTCTCATCGCAGTTGTCGATATTGAAGTTGGTTCTGAAAATGGATTTCCTGACCCATATCAAGCAAATGAACCTATTACTGCTATCACTATTCGATATGTCAATGGCCAAACTGTAGTATTTGGTTGTGGCATCTATGAAGTTCAAGGTGATGAAATCTACATCAAATGCCGTGATGAATGGACTCTATGTAAAAAATTCATGGAACTTTGGAATAAAAAATGTCCTGATGTTATCTCTGGTTGGAATACAAAGTTCTTTGATATCCCATATCTCGTCAATCGATTTGAACGTATTCTTGGTGAAGGTGAATCCAAGAAACTATCTCCTTGGGGTATGGTACACGACCGTAAAACTACTATCATGGGTCGAGATTTAATTGCTTATGATATTATGGGTGTTTCATCACTTGATTATATTGAGTTATACAAATGGTATGCTCCTGGCGGAAAGTCAAAAGAATCTTATAAGTTGGGTGACATTGCTCAAGAAGAACTCGGCGAAGGCAAAGTTTCGTTTGAAGAATTTGATAACTTACATCAACTTTATCGTTTAAACTATCAAAAGTTTATTGAGTATAACATCAAAGACGTTGATTTGATTACCAAGATGGAAAACAAATTAAAGTTGTTTGAATTGGCACTTACTTTGGCCTATGACACAAAATCTAATTATGATGATGTGTTTGCTCAAACTCGTATGTGGGATTCGATGACATATTCTTATCTTCTTGAAAAGAATATCATTGTTCCTCCAAAAGTAGTTAAAGAAAAGTCTGAGGCATTTGAAGGTGCTTATGTTAAAGAAGTTCAAGTTGGTAAACACGATTGGGTTGCATCATTCGATTTGAACTCTTTGTATCCTCATTTGATGATGCAATACAACATCTCACCTGAAACATTGATTGAACCACAAGACTACACACCTGCTATGCGTGAAATCATTTCATCTGGTGTATCTGTTGATAAGTTATTGGACAAAAAAGTTGATACATCTAAACTAGAAAATGCCTGTCTTACTCCAAATGGTCAATTCTTCAGAACAGACATCATGGGTTTCTTGCCTAAGATGATGGAAGAAATGTATGAAGATAGAAAGAAGTTTAAGAATTTAATGCTTCAGGCCAAGAAAGAATATGAATTGGTTACTGATGAATCTAAACGACAAGAAATCGAAAATCGAATTGCTCGATATGAAAATCTACAATTGGCCAAGAAAGTATCACTAAACTCAGCTTATGGTGCTCTCGGTTCACAATACTTTAGATTCTATGATTTACGTATGGCTCTTGGTGTGACTACGGCTGGCCAGTTCTCCATTCGTTGGATTGAGGCTAAAATTAATGATTACATGAACAAGTTACTAAAGACTGATTCAGATTATGTAATTGCTTCTGATACAGATTCAATTTATCTCCGTCTTGGTGAATTGGTTAACAAAGTTTATGGTGTCAATGGTAAAGTTTCTGGTGACCCAAATAAAATTATTGAATTTATGGACCGAGTTTGTGAAGATAAAATTCAACCATACATAGATAAGTCATATCAAGAATTGGCAGATTATGTTCATGCTTATGACCAAAAGATGCAAATGAAACGTGAAGGTCTTTCGGACAAAGGTATCTGGACTGCCAAGAAACGATACATCTTAAACGTATACAATAACGAAGGAGTTCAATATAAAGAACCCAAGATAAAAGTGATGGGTCTTGAAATGATTAAGTCTTCCACACCATCCGTTATTCGTGGAAAGATGAAAGAATCAATTAATATCATGATGAATGGTACAGAACAAGACATACATACTTTTATTGCTGATTTCAGAGAAGAATTCGAAAAGTTTCCTCCAGAAGAAATTTCTTTTCCTCGTGGTCTTAATGGCTTGACAAAGTATACGGATTCCGCTAATCTATATAAATTAGGAACACCAATTCATGTGAAAGGTGCTATTCTATATAATAACTTCTTGAAAGAGAATAAACTCACGAAAAAGTATCAACTTATACAAGAGGGTGAGAAAGTTAAGTTCGCTTATCTTAAAACACCTAATCACTTTAAAGATACCGTGATATCGTTTCCGTCTAGATTACCCGTTGAGTTGGGACTACACGGTTTTATTGATTATGAAATGCAGTTTAATAAATCATTCCTTGAACCAATCAAAGTAATTCTTGATTGTATGGGATGGACAACAGAGAAACAAAGTTCGTTAGCAGATTTTTTTGTATAGGAAAATTATGAGTATATTAGATAAGATTAAGAAAAACAGTTCTATTAAAGATTCAGCCATTTTGGCAAGTTCGAAGTTTTTCACAGGCAAAGATATGATTCCCACATCTGTGCCGATTATTAACGTTGCCTTGTCTGGCAAACTAGATGGTGGTTTAACACCAGGTCTTACAATGTGGGCAGGTCCATCAAAACACTTTAAGACTGCTTTTTCACTTTTGATGGCTAAATCTTATTTGGACAAATATCCCGATGCGGCTCTTTTATTTTATGATTCTGAGTTTGGTACTCCTCAGTCTTATTTTGATTCCTTTGGAATTGATACTTCTCGTGTGTTACATACACCTCTTACTGACATAGAACAATTGAAGTTTGATATCATGCAACAACTTACCAATCTTGAACGTGATGATAAGTTAATTATTGTTATCGATTCTATTGGTAACTTGGCATCAAAGAAAGAAGTTGATGATGCACTTGATGGTAAATCTGTAGCAGATATGTCGAGAGCAAAACAAGTTAAGAGTTTGTTCCGTATGGTAACACCACATCTTTCTTTGAAAAACATTCCAATGATTGTCGTTAATCACACATATATGGAAATTGGTATGTTCCCAAAAGCAATCGTTGGTGGTGGTACAGGTTCTTATTATTCTGCTGACAACATCTTCATTCTTGGTCGTCAACAAGAAAAAGAAGGTACTGAAGTGATTGGTTATAATTTTATTATTAATGTTGAGAAAAGTCGTTATGTCAAAGAGAAATCTAAAATTCCTGTTTCTGTGTCTTTTGACGGTGGTATTAGCCGCTGGTCTGGTTTATTGGACATTGCATTAGAATCTGGCCATGTTATAAAACCATCTAATGGTTGGTATTCTAAAGTAGATGTGGAATCTGGTGAAATTGAAGATAAGAAATATCGCTTAAAAGAAACAGACACCAAAGATTTTTGGATGTCTATTATTTCAAGCAAATCATTTCGTGAATTTGTTGAAAACAAATATACTGTAGCCTCAGATAAAATCATGCAAGGTGGCGAAGAATCTTTGTTTGATGGTGAGATGGGAGAATAAAATGATTGAAGGTGTTGATTATTGTTTTATTTACCCAAAACATGATGACCAAGCGGTACATATCAAATTATTAGATGGACCATATAAGGATGTAGTATTTCAATATGGTAGAGTAAAATTTGAAGAAAAAGATGAGCAGGTCTATTTACTTTTCAATTATTTTGTGATAGAATCACCTAATGTGAAAATTAAAAATTTGGAAAAAGATGCTGATTTTAAAAACTATATTGGTGACATGCTTGTTGAAGTCATGTCCTCAAACATTGAGCAGGAAATAATTGATGAAACTGGAACAGACAATATTACGGAACCTGATTTATGATGAAGATTACTTACGTAAAACTTTACCATTCATAAAAGAAGATTACTTTTCAGAAAGAGCTGAGCGTGTCATATTTCAAGCGGTAACTGATTTTACCGAAAACTACAACTCGCTTCCCTCCATTGAAGCTCTTACATTGGAAATCAAAGAGAAGAAAAATCTTACTGATGATGAAGTGACGAAATGTGAATCGTATTTGGCAGACATTGCTTCTAGCCAAATACAAGAATCCAAACCTGAAGTTAACTGGCTTATTGACAAAACCGAAAAGTTCTGTCAAGAGAAAGCCATTTATAATGCGGTTCTAGATTCAATTCAAATTCTTGATGGTAAAGATAAAAGTCAAGAGAAAGGTGCTATTCCGAAGATTCTTTCGGATGCTTTAGCTATTTCTTTTGACAATTCTGTTGGTCATGATTACTTACAAGACTATGATTCTCGATATGAATTCTACCATCGTAAAGAAGAACGTATTCCGTTCGACCTAGATTGTTTCAATAAGATTACTAAAGGTGGTTTACCTAAGAAAACTCTGAACATAGCTTTAGCTGGTACAGGTGTTGGTAAATCATTATTCATGTGTCATGTGGCAGCTGGTGCCATGGTTCAAGGCAAGAATGTCTTGTATATTACTATGGAAATGGCCGAAGAAAAGATTGCTGAACGTATTGATGCAAACTTATTGAATGTCACACTTGACGATTTGATGGAATTACCAAAAGATTTGTATGATAAGAAGGTCGCTCGTGTTACAGAAAAGACAACTGGTAAACTTATTATCAAAGAATATCCTACCGCTTCGGCATCCGTGACACACTTTAGGACTCTATTGAATGAGCTTAACCTTAAACGAAATTTCATACCTGATATTATTTTCATTGATTATCTTAATATTTGTTGTTCTTCCCGTATTAAGGCTAGTGCTAATATTAATTCCTATACTTACGTTAAGTCGATTGCTGAAGAACTCCGAGGCTTGGCTGTGGAGTATGCTGTTCCTATTGTTTCTGCTACTCAAACTACAAGAAGTGGCTTTACATCTTCTGACCCCGGACTCGAAGATACTTCTGAATCCTTCGGTTTACCCGCTACTGCTGACTTGATGTTTGCTCTGATTACTTCCGAAGAATTGGAAGAATTGGGCCAGATTATGGTGAAACAATTGAAGAATAGATATTCAGACCCAACTTATTATAAGAGATTTACTGTTGGTATTGACAGAGCAAAAATGAAATTGTTTGATGTTGAACAATCTGGTCAAACAGGCCTAGCTGATTCAGGTCACCAAGATAAACCAGTCAACACATTTGGTAATAGAGAAACTAAGAAGTCTTTTGAAGGATTTAAAACGTGATTTTAGAAAGAGATGATGCTTTACATTGTGCTAATTTATTCAAAGATTATTTCGGTAACTTTGAAAATATTTCACAATATATGAAAGATGAGAAATTAAAATCACTAGAGGATGCACCATCATCTTTGTTTCCTATTGAAGATGATTTGTTTTCAGATTTTTCTATGCACCCAAATGATATGGATGTTGAGGTGTGTGAGATACCTGGTGAACAATGGGAATCTCTCATGAGAATTACATCTTCACATATTAATAAAGCACCTGTCGGCCGAAATATTCAATTGGCAGTTAGAGAAAAGAATACAGGAAAGATTCTAGGATTCATCCGGTTGGGTTCTCCTGTGATTTATATGAAGCCTCGTAATGTTATGCTTGGCCAAGTTTTTTCTCAAACTACCGAAGGTTCCAAGAGATTTAACGACTGTTCAATAATGGGTTTTGTTATTGTGCCATCACAACCATTTGGTTTCAATTATCTCGGTGGTAAATTATTGGCTGCTATTTGCACTTCACATGAAGTTCGTGAAATTTGTAATAAAAAATATGGAATGAATCTTTGTTTGTTTGAAACAACAAGCTTATATGGTTCATCAAAAACAGTTTCACAATATGATGGAATGAAACCCTATATAAGATTTCGTGGATTAACCGAATCGGATTTTGTACCAATGATGCACGGTGAACGATATAATCAAATGAAATCATTTGTTGAAAGTAAAGTTGGTGATATTTTGGATGGTGATGAATCCACAACAAGTAGAAAATTAAGAACATTTACAAAAATAATAGCACTCACTAAAGCAGCACTAAAAGGTTCTGCAGAAGGTGATGAATTTAATAAGACGATAGAAAATGCCAAATCACTCACAGAACAAAAAAGATACTATACTTCTAATTATGGTTACGGTAATTTTTGTGATTTCATTAACGGTAAAACGGATGTACTTTTAAAAGATGAAAATTACGAAAAACATAATTTAGAAAATATTGTTGCATGGTGGAAAAATAAAGCATCCAATAGATATGACACACTTAAGCAAGAAGGTCGTTTACGAACAGAACTTGAGGTGTGGACAAATAACAGTAACATTGATATTATAAGGTAAAATATGACAGCAACCGTAATTATACCAACAACTGGTAATAAACAAGTTAGTGATGCAATCGATTCAGTATTAGCACAAACATATCCAACAAAGTGTCTTTTGGTTTGTGATGGTGATGACCATCGAGGTAAAGTCATGACGATTGCTTCTGAACGATTGGGTAATCCTAATTTAGAAGTTTGTTATTTGCCAGAGAATGTTGGTGCCAATGGTTTCTACGGACATCGAGTTTATGCTGCATTTACACATTTGATTAATACAGATTACGTTTTATATTTGGACCAAGATTGTTGGTTTGACACCAATCATGTAAAAACTTGTATTGAAACTATTGAAAAAAATAAACTTGATTGGTCATACTCTTTACGTAAAATATATAATAAAGATAATAAGTTCATCTGTACTGATGATTGTGAATCTTTAGGAAAGTATCAAGCATGGACAAATACTTATCACATAGATACTAATAGTTATTGCCTCAAAACAAGTATTGCAATAAAATTAGCATCAGCTTGGCATGGTGGTTGGGGTCAAGATAGAGTTTTCTTATCAACTCTATTTCAACATTTCAATAACTTTGATTGTACTGGTGAGTATTCATCAAATTATCGTGTTGATGGTAATCCAGGTTCGGTAACAGCTGACTTCTTCCTACAAGGTAATGAAGTGATGAATAAACAATATAATGGAAAATTCCCATGGAAAAAGTCCTAGTAGTTGGTGAAAATAGTTTCATAGGCAAAAATCTAACTAAATTTGATAGAGTTTCCTATAAAAACTTTGATGATATTGATTTGAAAAAATATGATGTTGTCGTTAATTGTGCATTGAATCCACTTTACAAGACACATCAATACAAAGAAATTAATGATGTTGATTGGGAAGTCGGTCGTAAATCATGCGATGCAGGTTTACATTATGTCATGTTATCCACAAGTAAAGTGTATGGTAACTCACCACAATTAGTTTACTATACAGAAAATTCACAAGTTAATCCATACGATTATCATTCAGAAAATAAACTTAATACAGAGTTTAAACTTCTATCGAATTTTGGTAATAAAATTACAATCTTAAGAGGTTCTAACATATTTGGTTTCGAGTATGGTAGAAACTCTTTTGTCGGTTATTGCATGACAAAATTAGTGAACGAAGGTATCATAGAATTTAATATTACTCAAACAGTAAGACGAGATTTCTTATACATTGATACTGCTGTTGAATTGATTGA